CTCGACTTCATACTCAATGAAGATATCTCCGAGACTGGCTGCAGTTGAATCAATGTTGGACATTGAGACAGTGATGTAGCCAAGATCAGAGAGTCGCAATTCGTTGGCATCCATGAGATCTTCATGTGTTTCCCTGACAAACAATGTGTCATTGAGACGCATGCGGTTCTTAGGGATAGACAACGTGAGTGCGTTGTGGATGGCACCTCTAACCACTCCTTCGGAGTTAAGTAGATGTTGTTTGCTGGTGGGCATTGGATCTGCTGGATCGTAAACCGGACAGAGTGCAATACCCCCATTGGAGAACGTTGAAACGGTGGGTTCGTATCGTACCGTGATCTTACTGAAACGATATTTTTCGAACCGCGTCGCAATTCCGGATAGCCATGGAAACGTTTGAGCGTCCCCTGGGTTGAGTGGAAGCTTGACAGGCCTCGCCTCTTTCCGCAATCCGGAGAATTCATCTACTCCTCCATCTTCGCCCGCTTTCTTGTCAAGAGAAATACAATATTCTCTATGACGCACTCGCATGCCCCCAGTGGGCATCGCCGAGTAAAACGGACGACCAGTCGCTGTTTGCTGTGTTGCGTTTGGATTTGATCTGATTTGTTTGTTTTGTTTGTTTTTGTTTGATTGTTTGTTGTTAGTAATGCGTTATTTAAACCCAGTAAATACATTAGTCCACTGGGTCGATCGCCCTCTGCCTCAAACTTACTGGCACATCATCTGCGCTAGCGGGCACTTGGAGCAGCAACCTGGTTTAAATAAACCTCCCACCTTCCCCCACAAGCGTGCAATCCGAACTAAGGGCTCATTGTTCATCATGCCCGTAATCGAGTGGAGTGTATACATTCCTGACGGGCGCGCTCGAGCGTACTCTAACACGTCTACCTAACTGGCTTCATGGACAGGCTCAACCTGCTCAGGTGGAATTAACCACATGATAGGATGGAGCCTGAGGGTGCCCAACTCATCGGTTGGGCTTGACCAGGTTAATGGTTCCAATGAACGAAAGTACTGTTCAACCATTATCTGGTGTTTGGGCGGTATATCAAAAGCAAGGAAGAAACTGATCCTAGTCGCCCAACTAATAGATCGTTTTCCCGTTTCCATGCCATTGACTTGAGAATCTCGGTAGCGGTAATAAGTGTCACCTACTTCAGGGATCCATGGTGTTGAACTTTTCGCCAACCAACCATAGAACTCTCTGAAAATCGGGACGTCCCCTGCTCCAGCTAGACCACATCCAGCAACTGCTCCCACCCATTTATTGTAGACCTTGCGGAATGCAATAGGTTTGGTGGTGACCAGATCTGAATATAATCGCTTACTAGGTCTGGGAACGAGTCGATAACTACCGTTAACTCTCACTGGTCTAGATTGGCAAAAATCAATTTCCTCAAGGCAGTTATGAACTCCCTCAACGATCATCTTGATTCCCATTCTCAAAAACCAGTCTTCCAATCCACTAAGGAAGAGTCGCAGAGTCTTCCTTTCCATGATGACCACGCAATCATCACCATCATTCAGTAGTTTAACCCTCGTGCGTAAGGATTTACTATCTAAATAACTATACATCAACCCACACATGATAATCACATTGCCGCAGCTTGTGTTCATGTCTCCTGACATACGGTTACCTTCCACAGTGTATTTGATCTTACCATCCTTACCATAGTATCTACCCCTGTTGATTCTTTGGTGTTTCAACAATGAATCAAGTGAGGGCAGATCTTCTGATCCTGACGACATTTCTCTGTAGAATTCAAACTCGAAGTCAAGCAGATCTGTGTTGATGTGTTGGTCGAAGCGTGATGCATCCAATGCGACAGCAACGGGATCACTGAAGCTGGTCCACATATCATGGATTACCTGGCCACGTTCATCTAAGTTCATGCCCTTCGCTACAGTACGATGATCCCCACTATCATCAAACACTTTATCAATATATTTAAACAAATCATGTTCCATATGCTTGATATGTCTCCCCAAATATACATTGAATCTCGGTGACCTAGGTTGAATCGCTCTCGGTGCCCCTTTGGGCTTGCGATACTCGTCCTTGGTGAATGTCTTAACACGACAGTCCACATTTGTCAGTGGTTTTTCTGACAAACTTCTAATCGCTGATTGATAAACACGACGTTTGGCCCCACCGTAACAATTGAGGAATTGATCCTCTGTCAACGGGCTGACTTTACCGCCGCATCTTATCTCTCTCTTCATTCGATTGCGAAAAGATTGCGTGACTGTCTTGACATGCTCACTCGCTAAACGCTTGCGATCCTTGATACTGTGATTGGAGTAAGTATCATGGTGCCATGGTTTAGGGGCTGGAGCGAATCCGTTTTCACCCTTCGTGAAAAACACTCGCTCCAGTATAGCATGTTCAACTGATTCAATGTCGTTATTGGGAATATCCCAATGTGGACCACAACCGCCATTTAAGCGGTAATAGTCCCGTGCCCTACGCACATTTCCCTGCCTGGAAGGCTTAACAGATATTGAGTTACCTGTCCTTTTGTCCTCATTCATAGCGCACACCTGCGAGTGTGGCACTTGAGAACTTGAAGACGTACCTGTTAAGCCAACCAAGCTCCCCTACGCATAGGTACTCGCACCGCGCCTTGCCGCGATGCGATTACCTTCACGTCGGTGGATCAAATGGGGGTTGTCATAGATCCTCA